CGGCTTAGGGTCCTTGATCCGCCACCGCTGTTGATGGCGTAGCTAGATGCTTTAAGGTTTCCAGGATCAGCCAGGTAAGCGTTTATGTTGTCCAGCGCAATCCTGGCGTCGCTGCGCGTTTCCAGATTGCTCGCCGCGCCGAATGCAGGCGCGACCGTGAAGCGTCCAACGCTCACGGTGTGGGCCTGCAACACAGCTGCGACGGTGCGGCTGACGCGGGCGCTGTAGGCGTAGTCGCCAGCTGGCCAGGCGGCGGATTGTGTGGCGCTGGCGCCCACCAGGTGATCGGCACCTTGCGCGGTGCTGCCAATGGTGATCTTGCCGGTGGCGTTGATAAGGGTGTAGGCCAGCGCCCAGCCATCGGTGGCGGGGTAGTCGGCCAGGGTCTTGAGCCAGCTGGCGGTGTCGCCTGCGGTCAGGCGGCTGGGCTCGGTGTTGGGTGTTGCCATGCGGTGCGGTGGTTTTTGGGCGCAATAGGGCCTGTGGTTTATGGGACTTTAGGCAAGTGCGGGTGAAATCTCTAAGGCAAGCGGCTTCACGCTTTGATGATCTGCAGGATGCGCCGGGAGGTGATGCCGTAACGGCGCTCCAGCAGCTCTAAGCGCTCGCCGGCGAGGTAGTCGCGGCGGATGCGCTCGTTGCGCTCGCTGCGGCCTTGCCCGAGGCGCAGTGCGATGTAGGGCCGGGATTGGCCCCACCTCTCGCGCAGCGCAGCGTCAACCTGGGCCGCCAGCTTGCCGGTGATATTTGGCACCATCTGGCACACCAGGTGCAGCACGTCGCAAACAAAGTCGTCAGGGTATGCCTCATGGTCGTAAGACTGCCCGGCGAACACGTCGCCCTGTTGTTGCTCGGCTTTTCGGCTTTTGGTGGTTTCGATCATGGGCGGTGATTGGGCTGGGGTTTGTTCGGCTGGGATCAGCGGGCGCTGGCGAGGGCGGCGGCGAGCGCGGTGTTGAAGTGGCCGGCAAACTTGGCGTTTGTGGTGGTCTTGGCCAGGCCTTCAAAATTGAACTTGGCTTTGTAGGTGGCGGGCGTCTTGCTGAACACGATCACCGGAACCAGCTTTCCCTTGCCACCTGGCGTGCTGGATGGCTCGCGGCGCCATATACCCATGGGCGCTTTGTTCCAGCCCTTGCCTTGCGGGATGCCGTAGAAAAGCTGTACCGCTCCCTTGCCGCTGGCGTTGATGCGCCTGGCAAGCGCGCCGACAAGGCTGCCGCTTTTTGCCGCCGCCTTGAGCCGGGCAATGGTGCCGCGCGGGATGTTGCCGAATGCGTTGAGCTGGATGTTGCCGGGCAGCTTGATGCCAGCAGGGCCGGGCGCGCGCCGGCCACCGGCGATCTGAAGCGCCATGTAGCGGGCCTGGCGGTCTTTGAATCCAACTGTGGCCTCTAAATTGTTTTTCTTGGCGGGCGTTAGATAGGTGCTGTTTCGGGTGGTGAATGTGGTGGGGTTGTCGAGCACGCGCCTCAGTTCTGCGGGGATGGCTTGCTGGAGATCTTTGGCGGTGCGGTTCAGGGCTTGCGAGGCAGCGAAGCGGGCCTGGTTGCCGTACTGCGCGATGGCGGCGCGCACTTCGGCGAGGTTGGTGGTGATGTTGATTTGCATGGGGGTCACCAGTAACGGGGTTGAGCAGCGCGCGGTGGGGCGCGACGCGGGGGCGGCGGGGTTGCGGTGGTCGGTGCGATGGGTTTGACTTCGATGGGTGCTGGGGTGGGTGCGCTGAACAGATCCACCGAGGGCTGAAACTTGGCTTCGCGCCGTGCCCAGCCGGTGTCTCGGTAGGTCTGAATGCCGAGGTAGCAGGCGGCGGCGTAGGCGTAGACCATGCAATCGCCGCCCTCTTCGCGGTGGCCTTGCGGGGTGATCCAGCGCATGCTGGCTTTGCCTTGCACGACCACAGGCAGCAAGCGCGCGGCGGTCATCTGCTCGAATTCGTCGGTGACGATTAGCGCCTTGGGCACATGCACATAGCCCGGCCCGGCCTGGGTGATGCGCATGCGGCCGTACAGCAGGTGTTTGGCGGTGTCGGTGCCCACGGGCCACAGCTTCACGCCGCCGCGCTGGGTGGCGCCGCGCCAGTTCACGTCGACTTGGCTGGGCCTGCCAAGCACGGGGCGGCCGTATTGGCTGGCGCCCTTGACCGCGAGCACGCCGGCGTGGGCATGGGCGCGGCAGTAGGCGTAGACGGCGTGGGTGTTGTGGCCGCCTGAGTCGATGCCGGTGGCTTCGATCGGCATTTGCGCACCGGTCGCGGTGTGCAGCGGGGTGCGCCTGATTTCGGTCAGGCGGGTCCACGGGCTGCCCTCGGTGTTTTCGTCGAGGTTGGGGTCGCCGTACAAGATGTGGCGGTCAACCAGCCAGCTTTCTTCACCTCGGCCGTAGGCGTAGACGCGGGCTTCCAGGCGGTCGGGCTGGGTGTCCACACCCATGGCGAGCATGAGGCCGCCACGGGGCACGATGCCCATCGGGTAGTCTTCAGCGCGCACGGCCAAGGCCTTGCTGTCGGCGCCGGTGCCCTGCTCTTCCCATGTTTCAGCGAGCGAGCTATTGAGGAACTTTTTGAGCGGGGCGCTGTTGCCTGCGCGCCGGGCCTCTTGCGCGCCTTCCCACTCTTCCACCAGATCGCCCCAGCTGCGCCAGCCAAGCGGGCTGTAAAGCTTGTTGAGCCAGAAGCCAGCGCGCTTGCCCTGCCCTGCGCCGGGCGCCTGGGGCACCCAGACGCCACCGCGCAGCATGCTGTCTTTGGCGTGCTCTTCAATCGCTGCGCCACAGTGGCGGCACACATAAACGGTGGTCTCGGGCCGGGCCTTGCCCTGGGCGTCTTTCAGCCACTTGATGCCCCACGCCTCTTTGGCGCCCCACAGCAGCACCTGCGACTCGCCACAGTGCGGGCATGGCACGTGGTACTGGCGCCGGTCGCTGGCCATGTACTCGCGCTCGATGGTGCTTTGGCCCTTGATGTTGCAGGTGCTAGCGATGATGAGTTTGCGGCGGCTGAAGTTGCTCATGCGCTCTTCAAGCAAGCCCAGCGGCGGGCCTTCGTTGTCGACATCGGCGGGCCACTTGTCCACCTCGTCGGCCACAGCGAAGCCCAGCGGTTTGGACGCTAGCGAGGCGGCGCTGTTGGCACCGGCGAAGAACACGGTGAAGCCGCCTTGAATGGATCGGCTTCGCCAGCTGGTGGATTCGTCTCGGCTCTTGCGCACCGCCACCTTGCCGTGCATGGCGGGCGTCTGCAGGATGGTGGGCAGGAAGCGCTGGGCGCTGTGGTCTTGCGCGTCTTGCAAGGTGGGCTGCACCATCATCATATCTTGCGGGTCGGTGTGGATCCGCTGCATGACGGCGTTGTAAAGCACCTCCGATTTGCCTAGCTGGGTGGCGAACCAGAGCACGACGCGCTCGTAAGGCTGGTGCGAGCTAGCGCATTGCATGGGCTCCACCAGGTAGGGCGTGCGCTCGTTGCGCCATGGGCCACGCTCCGGTCCTTTGGCAATGTGGCGAAAGCGGGCGGCCCATTCGGCGGTGTCGATGCGCGGCGGGGGCGCGAGGAACTGGCGCTTGGCAGCGGCCACCAGCTCGGCGGCGCGGGCGCAATCGGCCGGGGTGTCGCGTGCGGTCAATCGAATGCTCCTTCGATTTGCTCAACGCGGTCGGACGCACCGGCCAGCTCGAGCAGTGCTTGGTGGATCTCGGCATGCAGCAGGTTTTGCACCTTGGCGGTGTCGCTCTCGGCAGCCAGCAGCGGACCCATGCGTGACGGGATCTGCAGCAGGGCATCGCGGGTGGTGGCGAAGTCGACCGACATCTGCGCTTTCACGGCAGATACGCGGATCAGCTCGCGGCGCATGCGGGCCTCTTCCATTTCGGCGATGTTGGCGTCGGCAATTTCGCGGCGGGTGCGCGCTTCGTCGCGGTCTTCGCCCATGCCAATGTCGGGCGGCATGTCGAAGCTGCCACCGCTGCCACCGAACACCGGGCGGCCACCAACCAAGATGCGGTCGGCTTCGCTCACGCGGTGGCGCAGGCGATCGCCACCCAGCTCGTCGCGCATCGGGTCGGTTCGGCGGCTGGCTGCGGCGGCAGCGTCGGGCGCGGGCTTGCGCTGCGCCACGTTCTGCCGCGCTTCGCGCCACGCCTGGGCAGCGGCCACCGAATCGACCGGCATGCCCTGCCCTTTTAGCTTGCTGATGGCCTGCTTTGAAAGCCCGAGGGCGCGAGCCAGATCGCTCTGGG